ATCAATGTAAGCAAAGCCGCTTTTATCCAAGCCATATCCATCATTTATTTTTTTTCTACAAAAATCATTATCCAGTTATGACGACAAAATGGAGTGGTCTCACCCGTATCTGGATTAGTATAAAATCCACCAGCATATTCGAAGACTGATAGTCCAAATCCATTAGACATAGTGTTTATATCTTGTTTAGTGTAATATCTGTTTGCTCCTATGATAATCTCACAGAAGTCTCTCGTTCGTCCATTAGGAAGTATCTTTGGTCCATCTATACCTGCTCTGAGGTCATATCTATATCTTATCTCATATTTATCACCTATTGTCGGCTTCTTGATTATCGGAGTTTTTTTTGGAGGTCTTCCAGGAACTCCGGTCTTTATAGCAAGTTCAAACTCTCCAATGAGTTGATATGTCATTGGTATCTCATCGATTATACGAAACTTATGAGCAGGTTCACCGAGTTCATTCAGGAGTTTTATCTGTCTTTGAAGCTCAATCTCCTTTATCTCTCTTTTTAGAGACCTCTTTACGTTATCAATGTTTGGTATACACATATTCTTTAGTATCTGTTTCCTGGTTCGCTCCCGTTAGGACCGTAGAAATATTTATTCCTTCTCAAAATCCAGCTTTCGTGGTCTTCTAAATAGATGTCACTATCATAAGGTTCGTTGTAGTTAGGATATACTTGATTATGTGGATTTGTATCCTGTGTGTATAAAGGAAAATCAATAGAAAACTGACATAGGAAATCCTTTGCTCTCTTTTCAAAATACTCGGCCCTGTTTTTCAACTCATGTCGCAAATACTTCATATCCTCTAATGATGCAGGCTCAGCGTATTCATCTCTCAGCTTTACAACTCCTTTGTTTCTTATCTTTATGTGTAAGAACGGTATTGCTATTTCAGAACTCCTATAAGCGATTGATTGCTTTAGGATTTCAAAAAGTTCTGTCTCTATTGTGTTTAGAGTTCCAGCGATGAACTTTGTGTTCAAATCGTCATAAAGATTTTTTCCGAGTATCTCTCTCGTGTTTATAATCTGGCACGTCTCTATATGGTTGGCCACCTCTGAAACATCTACGTTATTGTTTATTGGCGTTAGTTGTTTTAGGTATGATTGCGTAATCCAAGGTGTGAATGGCATATCTTTATTTTATTTTTTATATCGTAAATGGTGTAATCTTTAGATTGACGTCAAATCCGTTCAGTCTCAAGATATCGTTTATCATTTCCTCAAACTTTATAGTGTCCGGCTTTATCACAAATCTTGAAAAACATTTTACTTTTGTTTCAAAATCTCCTGAGCCCAGCTGGCCAGGTATACTCAATCCAAAGAGCTCCGGCGTAGTTGCACGCTCACCTGTAAGTATTTTCTGTGTTACCTGGTCTGCTATTACCGTAAACTGCTTGTCTACATTCTGAACTTCTATCGGTGTGATATCTGGAGCAAGCTCTTTTCCATCGGAAAATAAAGTCATTACTTTACCACTGTTCTTGACGCCACCAAAAGACCTTTTCAATCCTCCGATGATATTATCTCTTTCTTCTTGTGTGTTTGGTTTTCTGTAAAACTTTATAAGAAGAGATGGATTGAAGCCATTTTCTATAAGACTTCTGTAATATAATCCAACTTGGCTTTCTAATGTAATCCAATCGATTGCTCCTGTGTATGAAGGCTCACCATAGTAATCGTTGGCTACTTTCTGTCCAGGAATGTAAAGGAGTTGTCTATGGTTTTGTCTATCACCTCTATCTAATGGATATACACATACAGCTTCTTCTCTTCTGTCGGTCCAATCTCTTTTGTAATACCATTCTGTTACTTTTCCTTCTTCGTATTTTCCACTTCTCAGTTTCGATACGTCTATTCTGTTTACCTCTACAACTCTTGAAAAGTCAAGCGACCATATTATCTCTATAGCCATTGCACCAAAAATCTGATAATCTAATGATAAGACACTTTTGTCTTTTTGAAGCTGTCCTAATAAAGAAAGTATTTTTATGTTTTCTGCTTCACTTATCAATGTGGTGTCATATGTCCATTCCTCTCCAACGACCATCTCTGCTTTTGTCTTTACAATAGCGTTGTGTGTAGGACTTGTGTTGTATAAGTCTTTCAGGTATTCCGGATAAAGGTTATCACTTCCGTAGTTTACCCATTCGTTTGTCCTGTCTGCGTGTATATAAGGGAGGTCTGTCTGTATAGCAAAAGAAAATCCCTCAACTCCGTCTGATATATTTTGTCTCGTGTTCGGAAGAGTTACCGTTATCGGTGCTATCGTCTTTTCTTTTCCAAGGTTTATTCCAAAAATCTTCATTTTTATATTGTTTTTTTATAGCTCCTTGAATAGAAGTCGTCCTTCTTCTAAAAGGCTTGCCGTTCCTGTTGGAAAGCTTATTGGTCCGGATGGCATAGGTCCTACACATCCCCAAACTTCATAGTTCCATTGTGATGGGAAATCGTTATTTTCTCCGTAAAGCCATATGTTATATCCAAGATTTATCCAACCGCCATTGGCCCCAGCCGATGCAGTGGCAGATGCTGTTACCGTTATTACAAACTCGTTATACCTGTCTGGTGCTGGAGATACATCCACCGTTGAACGCAGTGCGAAGTCTATATTATTACCACTGAGCTTGTTTGTTATTCGGAAATAATAGAATAAATCATTATATGATGCCACAGACGGCGTATAAAAATCGTATTTCTCTTTTAGAGTGAAGACGACTTCCGTGTTTATTCCTGGATTTAGTGTTATCATATTGAAAGTATATTTTATCGCGTATTCGTTTATCGTAAAAAAGCCCGCGTGTTGCGAGCTTTATTTTTTATGCTTCATCATAAATAGAAGTTATACTTATGCCAAAATCAAATAATATGATATTGCTGCATAATCAATCTCATAAGCTTGAAGCCTTTCAGATGCTGTAAATACCACTTCGTATCCATTTCTGTCAGTTTTCTGAACTCCTGTTCCTCCGTCTATTCCGGTAACTCTTGCACCTTCAATAAGGCCTATAAGCCAATAGATGTTATTACTATCTTGAACTATGACAAGAAGGTCTTTTTGTCCTGCTATAAGTTTATTTATATAAGTTCTTTTAGTCGTGTCACGTCTTGTTAGAATGAGTGTTACTATTTGATTGAAGTATGTTGTTCCCGCTGCTAAATCAATCGCTGTAGTCTCTTGAAAGTTACATACATTTTTGTTAGTTTGTATTTCAAAGAACGCGAGTGTTGATACGGTTTGATTTGTGTTCGGGGGTGCAGGGTCTGACGATTGTCCAACCAGTGGAGTAAAACCAGTATAATCAGGAGATATTACTGTTACATTGTTTACCGTGTCATAAGTTGAAGCAAAAACTTCTCCAGACCAGTATGTTGCTGTTACTGTTACACCATCTAAACCCATTACATTGTATGTGAAGTAAAACCATCTTCCGGATGATAATACAGATGTTTGATTACCAGGAACCGTTACCGTTGACAAAACCCTCACAAATCCTGAAGTGGTGGTATTCACCGTTGCCACATTTGTTATTACTACATTAGGATTAGCTGGTGCTATAGCAGTGATTTCTCCACCAGTTATCGTTGGTGATAACTCGGTAAAATCTGCCACCAGTATTCTTTTTATTCCTCCGGCACTCAGGTCGCACGTCTTGGCAAGAGGTGCGGTCAATCCATTACATATTGCCATTTTTATATTTTTAGTTTTTATAAAAAAACCCACTCACCGTGATGGTGGTGGGTTTCTTTTGTATTTTTTCCTGCTCGGATTATGCGTATGTTACTAAAGCTGAGATAGCTGCAGGGTCAACTTGCCAAGCTTGGTCTGGTTCCATTGCTGTAAAAGTTATAGTATAACCATTTCTGTCTGCTTTTGCGACACCAGTTTGTCCGTCGATTGCTGTTACATAAGCACCTTCAGAACGGCCTGATAGCCAATAGTTTCCATTACTATCTAAGATTATGAGTAAAACCTGTTTTTGTCCATCGATAAGTTTGTCGATAAATGTTCTTTTAGTTGTCTCACGTCTTGATAACTCTAAAGTTACGATTTGATTGAAGAATGTTGAACCATTAGCCAAATCGATATTTACCGTTTCTTGAAAGTTACATACGTTTTTGTTAGTTGCGATTTCAAAGAAATCCACTGATGTTGTAATAGCAGATAACCAGCTTCCGACCTGTGGTGCTGATGCTGCTCCTTCTGTATAACCCGTAACATTTGCGAAATCCGTTACGAATATTTTGTTGACACCTCCTGCATTTAGCTCGCACGCTTTTGCTAAGGCTCCTGATAATACACTACATATAGGCATTTTATATTGTTTTTGTTTTTTATGGCATTAGGGGCCTAAGCCCCATTGCCTCTGTTTTTTAGTATTATAACCAATAGAAAACTACTTCTGAACCATAGATATAGTTTACTCCGAACTTGAACTCACCTGTCATTCTAACAACTGGAACACCTGTTACGGATTTTTGTGGTAAAATCTGAACGTCTTCGAAATCAGATACTAAATCTGTAAGTAAAAGTAAGTTTGATTTTCTTGCAGCAACCATATAGTTTGTTGTTGCACCTGGAGCAACTGAAAGTTTCACATCTAAGAAGTGTAACTCACCATAGTTTTGCATGTAGTATGCTTCAGATGATGCAGCAGCTAATGCTTGTCTGTATGCTCTATGAACTGTAGGAGATATAAATATTCTCATATCATCTTCTAAAATAAGTGCTTGTGGAATAGCGTTGTATATTTTAGTAAGCTCACCGATTACGTTAGAAGTTGTAATAGAAGCAGTTCCAACTACATCAATAACAGCACCGTCTGCTTTGAACTGTTTGTAAAGTCCGTCACAGATAGATAATGGATATGATGCAGTTGCACTGTCACCTTGCCATACCATTTTCTCTGTATCCGCAGATACTTTTAGAGCTACTTGCTCTAATAGAAAACTTTCAACAGATGCAGGCATGATTTCGTCATTGTTAGAACCTGGTCTCAAAAGTTGTGACAAATAATCTGTCTCAAAAGTTCTTTGACAGTATTCCAAGTTGATTTTTACTGGACATACTTCCAAAGTTTTTTGTGATAATGTTCCTTCACCTTGTCCTGAGAAAGAGCAATCAGCATCAGCAAGTATATTACCGATATTCAGTTGGCCGATTTTCACCTTTGATTTTACGTTAGGAATAAGTTTGAACTCTGATTTAGAGTTTCCTGTCAATAGGGCGTTTGCATAAAAGCCTTCCAAATCTTTACCATAGAAAGTCGTGTTATCCGTGAACGCTAACTTGAAGTTTGATTTATTCATTTTGTTTTTTATTTTTTTTTGTATATACTGAAAGTATATTATGGTGTTATTTCGTAGATTTTCTCAATGATTGTAATCTTTCGATTACTCTTTTTTCATTGTTTTCTCTTTCTGTCTCTCTATCGTTTTTGATAGAGATACTCGGTGCTCCTGCCATAGAAGAAAGCATCTCTATTTTATCTTCAAGTGCTTCTATTTTTTTCAACATAGCATTTTCTTCGTCTCCTTCTGCTTCTTCTTCAACAGTCTCTACATTTTCAAGTTTATCTAATCTTGATGTAAGTTCTGCGATAACTCCTCTAAGTTCGTTGAATATAGGTTCAACAACTGATAAGACATCTGTTCCAACAGCTGGTGCTTCTGCTACCGGCTCTGCCATTTCTTCTTCTGTTCCTGGAGCAGCTGCAGCGATAATCTCTGCCACTTTTCCTTCTTCTATGATGATTTTAGTTCCATCTTCAAGCTCATATTTACCTGCATCAGCAGCTACCTTCGTGCCATCTTCTAAAATCAAGAAAACTTCTTTTCCAACAGCAGCATCGCCTTCCCAAGTCAATGTTAGTCCGTCTTTTGTTTTTACTTCCATTAGTTGTGTTTTTATTTTATCGGCTTGTGCCGTCATTTCTATGAGCTCTGTTCCTGCCATAATCTCAACAGAAAATCCTTTTACTCTTTCGGTCTTCACCTCGTCTTTCCAAAAGTCTTCGTCTTTTATTTTGACACCACCGAACCAAGTTCCTTTTGGAAGTGAAAATCCCCACTCGCTTGATTTGTCTGTTGTTCCTGTAATCCAGTTTTGAAGAAGCACTGCCTCTACTTTTTTGTCTGAATGTTGAAAGTTGAATACGTCTCCAAGTTTACTTTCGTTGTATTTGTCTGCTATCGTCTGGATAGTTTCTTCGTCAAATACGATGTTGTATTCCTGTCCTTTTTCGTCTTTCCTGTAAATAAGTTTGTTAGGAATAAGAAGAGGTCCGAATAACATCTGCTTGTCTTTATTAGCAGCGAATGAGAACTCTTCTATCTGCTTTGAAAGTTTTATCCAGTCTATTTCTATTGCTGGCTCGTCTACAAGAGATACCGCGTATACTCCTGTTGTATCGTCTTCTGCGTTTACGATTATTCTATAAGTCGGAAGTTTTTTCTCCATAATGTATAAAGTATATTTTTTATTTTTTTCGTAGATTTTTAGAACCTTGTTCTCTTCTGTATTTTACTTGCGTCTCTCTGTGCACTTGTAATAGAACTTTCTTTTACATATGTCTCTATTGGTCTTGAAGCCCACGTTTCGAGTATATCTTCCAATCTCGACATATCATATGGTGCAGCTTCCTGCATCATCGTTGGTGTAACCATTCCTCCAGTTGCCATCGGGAATGCTTTTCCACCTCCTGCTACGTTCATTGCTGATAAAATAGGTGCGAACATTTTGGTTGATTTTGCGTTTATCACACTTTCACCATTAGATAATCTCGCATTGATTTTATCATCTGTTGGTCCACCCGGTCCAGATACGAAACCTCCTTCTGCGAATGCTGGAATATATTCTGCTGATAAAATAGCAGTTTCGGCTATAAGTGCTTGTGCTCCGAGGAATAATGCCATAGGAGCTCCAAATGGTCCTAATGTTCCCCATGCCTTTGCTATTGCGAGTGCGTATTCTAATCCAACAGATATGGCTTTATTGGCTTTATCTGCATCAAATCTTTTCTTATCAAGACCTTGTTGTTCGGCTGCTGCCTTATCCTCTGCATCTTTCCTTTCTTTGTCAAAGTTATCCATAATCATTCTTTCGGTCTTTTCCGCATTAGTCATATCAGAAGCAGCTTCTTCATATGCTGCTTGTCTCGCGTCTATTGCTTCTATTTCCTGATTTAGGTTTCTTTCTATTTCCTGAGACCTTTTATCAATACCCTGTGTATAGCTATCAAAAAGAGCTTGTTGAAGTGTCCTTTCTATATCCAAAAGAGTTTCTGCATTTTTTATCTTTCTCGCTTTCTCTTTTTCCTCTTCTGCTATCTGTTCTTCTGTTCTTCCTTTATAGAATGCAAGCATATCTGCCTGGGACTTTTTACCATAAGATACCTCTATGGCAAGCATATTTTCCTTATGATTTTTGTCTATCGTTTCGGTGTTTTTATTATATTCTTCACGTGTAATCTTTCCTGTTTCAAATAGTTTGAACTGAGCAAATAAAGCATCATTGTAAGCAGTCTCTTCTGCTTTTGCGATTGCCTCATATCTTTTAGTAAGTGCAGCGTTCATCGTGTTGAGCCTACCATCGAATATGGTTCCAAACATCTCTATACCAAACTGATTAGCTTCGTCTGTTACAGTAACTGCGAACTCCTTGAATGTGCCATCTGCTTTTTTCAAAGTCTTCATAAGAGTTAGGATATTTTGGTCACCTCTCTCTGTGGCTACTTTCTCGGCATCCTGAAACAAAGTTCCCATATTCTTATTGATATCCGCTTCCTGTGCCTTTATCAGATTGTTCTTATCTTTATAAATGGCAGCAAGTTGTATATTAGTCTTATTTGCATCACCGAGTGTTTTAGAGTTATATTCCCTGTTCAAGTCGAATAGTTCAGCAAGGTTTTTCTTTGTTGCCTTTGTTATAGATGCCTCGATTGAACCATTCTGTTTCACAAGTTTTTCAAGTCCTTTTGGGTCTCTTGTTATTGTTTTTTCCAGGTATTTTGCAGTCTTTTGTGCACTCACCATACCTGTCTCCCACTCATCCATAGTTATACCAAACTCAACCTGTCCGTCTTTCAATGAAATGGCTATTTTATTCGACACGATGTCTATCTCTGTTCCAAAATCTTCGACTTGTGCCTTTGCACCTGGCAACTGCGTATTCAATATATCAGTAAAGTTTTCAAGTTCAGTAACAAAGTTGGTGGGTTTTTTCTCACTAATAGGTGCAGGTGCATTATAAGCCAGTCTGCTCTTTTTTATCAACTCTTCTGCCTCTTCTATTTCCTTTAGTTTCTGCTTTATTTGAACATTTTTTATATCTATACTTTCTTTATCAACCTTATTCTTTTTCTCTAAGTCTTCTATCGTATCTTTTATAGCCTGTCTCTCTGCTGGTTCGATGACAGCTGCCCCAAAGTTCCAAGCATCTGTGCCGTCCAACTGCTTTTTCATATTTTCGATACTCGCACCCTTGCCTTTTAGGACGTTTAGTTCTGTCCTTTGTTTTATTTCGGTTTCTAAAATAGATATTTGGCTTTTTAGAAGGTCTGTCTCTTCTTTGGCAGTTTTTCTTTTCTGTGTAAACTGCCCCTCCATATCTTTTGCGAGTTGAGAGTTCTTTATCTTTACAAACTCATAAAATCTCTCATACTCTTCAGTTGATAGGGCTATTCTTGTAGTTTCCTTTACCTGGTCCTTTACCTTTTCAAACTCTTCTTTCCAAACCTGTGCGCTGTCTTTGGCCGCTTTCGTGGTGGCAGATTGTATAGCAATATTCACTACATTCTGTGCTTGAGAAAGTTTTGCTCTCAAACCAGGTGTTACATCGATATAAGCATTTAGCGCGTCATTGTAAGACTTCGCAAGTTTTACCGGGTCCATTTCAGACGCGTTCTTTGTTTTGAATGTTATATAAGCAGGACTTTTCTCAAAAGTTTCTTTTATGAGATTATTTAGACTTTGATAGTCATCCATATACTTCTTCGTTTCTATCTTCAAGTTAGCATCAATCATTGCCACTCTCTCTATGTAGGTGCTTTTCCACCCATCGAGATAGTTTTTAGTCGTGCTGTCTTGAACGGATTGTATATAATCTTCTATTGCCTTTATACTCTTAGCATTGGCTTCAGAATATTCCAATATGGCTTTCTGCTTCTTTTCTTCTTCTAAAAGTGTTGCCTTTCTTTCATCCTCTGCGGATTTCTTTATAGCTTTCAACTTATCAGCAGACGCTTTTGCTTCGTCTGCTTTCTTCTTTGCTGCAGCCGCTTCTGCGTCTTTATCTCTTTTTAGTCTTTCTTCTCTTTCTTGTGAGGTCTCATCAGACAACATCTTCGCGTTTGCATTTAGAACCTTATTGGCCTTAGCTTCATAACCAAGTGCTACCTTTTCATTAGCAGCTATCTCCTCATTTAGATTATCTATAACCTTTTTAGTAATAGCTATAGAACGCTCGTCACCGGCGCTCATTGCAGACTTATATTTCAACATTACGTTTGATAAATCTGCTCTCTTTTTCTCATTATCATATCTCTTTTCACTTGCTTGTTGTAAGAATGTTTCAGCCTTAGCTTCATTGATTTTCATAAAAAGTCTTTCCTTAGCAAGTCTGGTGTAATCTTTTACTTGTTCATTTACTTGTTTTAGGAATAGTTCTTCATCAGTAAGATTTTTCAAAGATGTTCCGTATTGCTTGTTTATCTTTTCTATGGCTATTGCTCTTTCTTCTGAACCGGTTTTCATTTCTTTTAGTGCCTTTACACTTGCCTCAAATGTCTTTTGCTCAAGGAGAGCATTCTGGTTCATTTTCTTTATCTCTTCGTTTAGTCCTTTCTGTGCTTCTTCAGCTTCTTTAGACCCACCTGTGAAAGCCCATAACGCTGCCACAGCGGCTGTAATAAGACCAACTAATGCGAGAACAGGATTTGATTTCATTGCGACATTCAGTCCTTCCTGTGCCACCGCAGCCTCACCTGTAGCGATTGCTTCTGCTTCTTTTGCCACCGCGTCCATTGTAGAAGCCACTGCTTGTTCTTTGGTGAAAATGGCACTTATCTTTCTCAATGCATTGTTTACAAGAAGCATTGCAGAACTTTCCTTCTGAAGGACATTAGCGACTGCTTGTATACCTTGTAATATACCCATCGCAGATTGAACTCGTAGTAAGCTTTCTTCAAGTTGCTTGTTTTCACCTCCGAATAGGGCTGCAGCACCCTGCATTGCCGAGAATGCCCCTGCTATTCCTGTTCCAATACTCATAAACCCTTCAAGGTTCTTCAAATCACTTCCAAGGTTTTTAGTCCTGGCGTTCAAATCTCCAATCTTGTCCTGTAGCTCCCCTGCTGCTTTCGTGATATTATCAAATGCTGCTGAACCTTCATCTAACTGTAGTGCTGCAGATTTTAGTTCACGTAGTGCTTTTTTCAACTCACCTACGGTCTTCGCGCTATCCCCTGCGTCTATCAGCGCCTTTATCTTGATTTCCTCCATTGTCTGATTTATGTTTATATAAGTATATTATTGCTCGCCTTCGTTTTTATATCCTCCACATCGTAACGATTACGGATGGTGTTGATGGAACACCACCGGCCCTTGCTACTGCCTTTAGGTATACGGAAGTCGCAGTGACGGTATATACTATTGTTAGATAATCACCTGCTACCATATCAACGAGAAAGTTCCAAGACGGAATACTTTCTGCCACCGTTCCTTGTATGGCAACCTCACTTGACGACCATGGAATATCTACACCATTCTTTCGAAACCATATATAAATGTGATTTCCTGCACCTGATAACTGGTCGAGTTGAACAGAAAACTGAATGTTGTATACTCCATCGTATTGAACCTGAAAATCCTTATCAGCAAGCTTTGTAATACCACTCTGAGTTGCAGTGCTATTACATAACATATTTATAGGAAGGCCATAAAATGCTGGTATCTGTGATGTCGTATCATACCAAGAACCCCATACAGTTTTTGCATCATCTGATTGTGTTGAAAGGACTTTGAACGTTTCTTCGTATTTCAAAGAATATGTCGCTCCACTTTGTGTATATCCGAACGCGAGAACATCTATGGATTTATCCGAGACGTTCCAATCCATTATATACTTTCTTTTAGTATCTTTTATTACGATGCTCATATTATTATTTATGGTTGTGTTGCCATAAGAGCTTGTAGCTCTGCATATATTTTTAGAAGCTCTTCTTGCTTTTCGGAGACAAGTTCTTCATTGGTCTTTACCTCGATTTCCCTTTCTTCAATGGTAACCTCTCCGGTTTGTGCATTGTAGATTTCCCTTCTTTCTATCTCTGTTATTGGCATGATATATTCATTTATTTTTATGTTGCTGAGAAGCCCATATAGATTAGTGTATCGACAGGTGCCACTGTTGCTATAGTTGACGCATTCGATGATGTTCCTGGCATTGCCACTGGTGTAGGATTGGCAAATGGTGCTGCGAAATACCATCCATTATCTCTTTCCATTGTAGTTCCAGATGTGTTGAACTCTGAATACCAAGTTATTGTGTCAGCATTTGCTTGGGATTTCACTGATAATGCACCTGATTGGAAGTTTCTAAGTGCCATAAAATATTGGTCCTTATATGTAAGATTAGACAATGTGTGGTTTAGTCCAGTAACTATTTTTATACCAG